ATAAATATAATGGATTTCAGCATTTAGTGGGACAGAGCATCCAGGTAGGTAGTGTCCCAATTTGTTTGGATACCGCCAGTAATCGTGAAATCGTTGAAGAAGAAAACTGCTTTTTTATTCCTTGTAAAAAGGCTAAGAGCAAGGTTAATCTCGACCTTATTGGTCCAGCACTTACAGTAAATATGGACTCACTTCATAACACCCTCGCTCGAGCCTTTGATAAAGGAGAGAAAAACTTGGAATTGATGTCTAAGGATAATATTACAACTTACAATAAGTATTATAACAAATTCAGCGCACTTTTCCGTGATAATTTCAGCCAGGTTATAAAGAAAACTAGAGATACAGCAAAAAAACAGGAAATTGTATTAAAAGACGATGAATTACCTATGGTTTCTATTATAACACCTACATACAACCGTCCTGATTTCTTCAAACTAGCAATTTTGAACTACAACAGTTTCAACTATCCACGTGATAAACTAGAGTGGATTATTGTTGATGATAGTGATAACAACGATACACAAGACCAGTTGCCTCCTGCTGAATCTAGGGGAAAATACAACATTACATACTTGCGTGTGAATGAGAATGAGACCGAAACTACTTCATTAATGAGTATTGGAGAAAAGAGGAACTTAGCAATCTCAAAAGCACGTGGAGAGATAGTAGTGTGTATGGATGATGACGATTATTACTATCCTGATTATCTTAGAAATAGAGTAAAAACTCTTGTATCATTAAATGTTAGTAGTGGAAAGCGTTGTCTTACATGCACGCATCTGGGTATTTTTGAATTCAAGAGATGTGTTTCTATGATTTATTCACCAAGACTTGATACACCATTCCCAGAACAGGTAGCAGCATCATCTCTCGTGTTTTATCGTGATTTCTGGGATAGGGAAAATTCCTATTGTTTCGAAGACTGTTCCAGAGGAGAGGCTGAACAGTTCATTTCAAAGAGACTTGCACTTGTGGAACCAGTATCATACGAAAACAATATTGTATGCCTTGCTCACGAAAATAATATTCGAGATATCTGTCCTCCAAGTAATACTGATAGAAATGGTAGTCATTTCAAATTTACTGAAAGTGTATTCAAGTTCATTACATCTATTGGAGCAAAACCAGGAGATAAGATGCCTCACCTACCTAAGAAAGAATAAGTATTCTATTGAATATCTAAAACCTAAAGGAATTTCACACTATTTTTTTATATAACTCGTTAATTCATTAAAATTAAAAATGGCATTAGCACTTTATTCTATTTTATCGCTTTTATCAACTAATATTATTAGTCATTCAATAACAAATTCACTAGGTCATTATAACCCTAACTTACAACCTAGTAATTCAGATCAATATTGTAATGCATCAGTTTCTCATTCGAGTAATAGAAACGGAAATCCAGGTAATAATTGTGTCAATACACTAGGTTGTGGTTGGTGTTATAATAATAATACAAAGGAGTATAGTTGTAATTATGTAGGTGTTTGCTTTTATAGGGGTCATTTAGAAGATTTTACAGAATGTGAAATACTTGATAGCACAATAACCTGTAATTTTATACGGCTAATAGGATTTTTTATACTTTTAGGAGTATTAACAACAAGTATGATGTGTAGTCTTAGAATTTTAAGATATTTCATAGAGGCGACTAATTGTTTTTCTTGTGTATATTTTATTGGATTAATCTCGGCGTTGTTTTATAGTTTGACTCCTGTATTCATGTTGTTTTATACTTCCTTCACTAAATTCTGTATTACAACATTAGTTCAATTAACACTTTCTGTATTGTTTTGGGTATGTGGTGATACGGAGACTGTAAGAAGGGTTTACATCAACAAGAATCATAGTGAGTATCAAAGAATTCCAGATGGAGAAACTGGCGCACTAGTGAATTAAAAAAATTATAAGAAAACAAACGCAAAAAATTTAAATTACCCGTGAAATTATAAGGAAAATAAAAGAAACAATAAAAACGACTTAAAGATTTTATAAGCAATAAGATTATAAAAAAATGACATCCACAGAAGCAACCACACCAGCAACAGAAGTAGCAGCGGAACCAACTCTCCATGATACAATCAACGAACAGTTCAAGGTCCTCCAGACTGGACTTAACGAAATGTTCAAGATGTCTCGCAACATGCAGGACCAGTTGAAAGCACTCCAGAAGTCTTGTCGTCAGGTAGAGAAGAAGACCCGTGTTAAGAAGAAGCGCCCACAGGAATCTATGACTCTTAGCGCTGAACTCTCTAAGTTCCTTTCCCAGAAGAAGGACGTCCAGATGACCAAGGCTGATGTAATGAAGCAGATTTCAGGATACATCAAGAAGGAAAACCTTCAGCTCCAGAACGACAAGCGCAAGTTCCTTCCAAACAAGGCACTCGCCAAGCTCTTTGGTCTCAAGGCAGCAGATGTTAAGAACATGACTTTCGTTGAAATCAACAAGCACGTTTCACAGCACCTTACTAAGGCTTAAGCATTAAGCAATAGAAGTCTAATTAACCGAAAATTAACCGAATAAACCTAAAATAAATATATTAAGATTTTTATAAATTTATAGTTTCTAGTTTTTTCTTATTTAGTTTCTACTCATTTTTTTTGAGTTTCTTGCCTTTTTAGCGGCTCTGACAGCAAGTCTCTTTGAGCGTCTTGCCATAACACCGCTGGATTTACCCTTCTTTTCTTCGGCGCATTTTTCGAGGCTCTTTGGGTCGACACTTGCGGCGCTAATGTAGTATTCAATCTTGTATTGTCCTGGTGTGCCCCTCATCATTACAAGTGGCTTATCGTATTTGCGTCTCTGGAGTTTGTAGGCGTATTCTTTGCCTTTGCTACCCTTGGTAGTTTCCTTCATGACGACAGTTAAAGTGCAGACACCACGGATTTTCTTAACGCGGCAGAGAGCGTTGAATGCCTTTCTTGCGGCTCCGTTGGCGGTTCTGCTTACGAAGCGACCACCCTTGAATTTGGTGTCGCAACCTCCATGCTTTCTAACATCAACAATTTTGAAAGTTCTCTTGTCTCCTAATACCATTTTATTTGATAATATATTAATAGAAAAAAAATTTTAGTGCTCAGGAACTAGGAATTAATCATTAAGCATTAAGCATTAAGCATTAAGCATTAACGATGGTGCTAAGTTCCATACTGGTATCTTCCCAATTGTCTGAGATGTTTCCATCCTCAGATACGCTAGATGTTTCATTTGAATCAACAATTACTTCCTGAAGTGTAGTGTTCTGGGTCAAGTTTTCATCTTCTACAACTAGTTCCCTTGTTTTAATGTTTTTATCACCCTCGCGTTCATAAATATCACGAACACCATTCTTTCTTAATTCGTTGCGAAGTCTAGTATTCTTGCGCTGTTGTGTCTTTAGTTTAGTGTATAAGCGATTATTTTCACTTGTTAACAATTGTATTCTTCTGTGAAGAGTTTCTATTTCCATCGACATGATTATATAATATTCACTTCATTTTTTTTTAAATGTATTTAACTAATTTAAATATTAGATTAATAACTAAAACCCAAGAGGCATATATAAAGAACAAATAACTAGGATAATTCAATCCCATTTCTTTATCTGGAAATTTATATTCTAATACTTTTGTTTCTGATATTACTAGAGATTCTGTAATAATTCCATAAAATCCAAATATTATCATAGCTAATCCTATTTTTACACGGTTTAATGTGCTATCTCTATATAGTAGGCATATGAATAGTGTGAATGTAATTAAATTTAATAAAAATACAATTATTGGCTTTTCTTTGAATAGAGAAATGGAAACTGCTAAGAATAGTAAAAGTCCAGCAATCAAGAATGAATTATATTCAAATAAAACTTTGAAGTCTATTAACTCCATTTAAATAAAGAGAGAATTAAAGATTACATATATTTCTTAATGATTCTGAGAACTCAAAAGATTCATAGGTTAAATCGTTGAATTCCCTAGTATCTCCTCTTTTTTTGAGATACTTTTTATAAAATAAACTCAGTTCATTATTATCTGGCAATTTTCTACTTCCTTTTACTATACTAATCCACCATTTACTTTGTGCTTCAGCAACTCGCGTCCAGTTAGAACTAGGCGCAAAACCTATAAATGCACAACGTGGAAACCTATCTACTATACAAAAATTATATCCTAATTCCTTATCTATATTATCTATATTCATATATTCAATACTTTTCTTATAACCACATTTATTAATAATTATATCGTATTCACCTACAATTCCATTAGTGAATAAAACACGATTCCCTCTGGCACATGCTACGAGGGATTTAATATATCTAATTTTACCCTCTTTTTCAAGCTGGGTAATTATTCCTGATGCTACAACATTATTGGCATTAAATTTTTCATCGGGTATATGGCCGTTTAATTTACAAAATAGGTAAATTAGTATAATAAGCATCCACTTTGGAATAATATTTAAAAACTTGAGGAAATATTTATTAACAAAAAGGGAAATCAATCTGGCAAAATATGTATTTAGGAAATATTTGTCCCTAGTATAAGAAATATCTAATGAAGCAATTTCATCTATAGTTCCAGTCTCCTGCCAGTATCTCAATACATCAACACAACTAGCACCATTTCCTACTATTAAGATTTTTTTATTCTTTAACCCTATTTTAGAAAATTTATTATAATCTATAATACTTCCCTCAAAACGCGATAATCCACATATAGCTTTTGGAACTGAGTAATAGCCGCTACAAATTCCTAAATATTTACATTCGAATGAATTTTCATTATTTGTATCGACATTCCATACTAGTGTTTTTTTGTCATATTCACATTTAATTACACTAGTATTAAAACAAAAATTAAAAGAATTCTGTTTAGTAAAATCATTTAAATACTCTAGTATCTCTTCTGAGAATGGGAATTCTAGTTTATTAGTCTTATTAGAAGAAGAATAATTACTAAATTTATAGTTTTTCCAGTGTGTTTGTAATCTAGAAGTATGAAATGCTGTATTCCAAACACCTCCTATATTTTTACTAGCTTCAATAATAACATAATCTATTCCTAATTTCTTTGCTTCTCTAGCTAAACATAATCCACTTATACCTCCACCTATTATTACTAATTCCTTCCTATTCCTATTCCTATTCCTATTCCTATTAGAGGTATCCATTATCTAATTATTTAATTTAGATAAAAATAAATAATTTTTAATACTCATTAGTCTTTTAATCATTAACTATTAACATTCGAAAAAGTTGTCGTTATATGTGCCATTTTTTATAGCTCCTTGTCGTCCAATATCGTCTGTTTCATTAACAATTACATCGCTATATCCTACATCATAATTAGGGTCAGTATAGAATGTATCTGTATTTGAAACTGGTGCCTCATATGAACTATTACTATAGGCTACTGCGGGATTCCTATCTGTGCTTTTATTTCTTCCGGTAAGTCTAGAAATCATATTATTATTTTTCTTCTGTTTGTATCGGTCATATAAAACAATAATACCTATGAATAATACAATACTAGCAATAACAATTGCTACTACCAGTAGTATATCTGATTTGTCTTTTCCGCCAGTATCTCCATTATTTATTCCACTAGAGGTTGTAGTAGATTCTAAAGTAGAAGGTGTGCTAGTAAGGGTAGATGAAGGTGTGCTAGTAAGTGTGGATGAAGGTGTGGTAGTAAGTGTGG